TTATATTTTATTAAAAACTGATATACTTTATTTAAAGAATCCGTAGGACTATCTTTCTTACCGAGCAAATTCCATTTATCCCATATATAATAAACATTTCTTATACCATAGAATTTACTACATATATCTCTTACTTCTTCAATAGGTATATCTTTATCAAGTGCAACTATAATATCTACATTTAATCCTATCAATATCCTAATTTGTTCATCTGATATTGTATGTCCTGAAAGTGCAACACAAGTAGAATCGTTTAAACTATCTCGCTTAATAACACTTTTTTCAGACTCAAAAATTACTACATATCCAGCTTTCTGAATTGATTCATAATTTTCATATAACCCAAATAAATTTAAACTTTTAGGATATGAAGGAGTTATAAGAAACTTTTTTATACCTAATTCGGCATAATCTGGTATAACTGTTCTCATATTAGTTCCTAATAATTTGCCAGTCATCCAATGCCTCAAAGGAACTATAATTCTTTTCCGTTTATAAGAATAAGACAATCCAAACTTATCAGCACTCCAAGGCATCACACCTTCTTTGAACCAATTAATATGAAGTAATGGAACAAAATCATCTAATAAATCTTCGTCTAAATAATTGATTTCATTAACATCGAAACCTTTTCCTCTTACACTATCTTTAATTCTCTTAAAAAGTTCGCAAGGGTTTTTAACTTTTATTTCGCTTTTTTTAGAATATCCATTATATTCTAATTCTAATATTTTATGTAAAAACTTTAATGCTTCTATAAAAGAACAATTTTTGTTATATTCTATTAAGGTTATAATATCTGAAGCTTTGTCAAAATTTTTACTGCGTGTCCAATTAACAACTTTAATATAATCATCATTGAATACATTTATAGCTGTTGGGTTATCACCATTATAATTAGAACAAGTGTAATAATTTTTTAAGGGGTGATATTTAATATTATGACAACCAATTTCTTGTAAAACAAATTCAATCTTATTATTTTCAACTATATATTTTTTTAAAGATATGGTATCTATTTCTATCACCCCTACTGCTTATGTAAATATCGAATTATATTTTTCTAAGTTACAACTATGTATAAATAATTTTTCTGTAATCATAAAATAATTTTGCTTATCCTTAGCTAAAGTTCTTCTCAAAGGTTTTTCCCAAACACTAATAAAATCATTAGGTGCGTTTTGTTCTGATATAAACATTAAATGTTTTACACTTACTTTTCGTGCATATTCCCAAAATTCATCAGTATTAAAGTCCTCGTTACAATATTTAGTTGTGTTATTATATGGTGGGTCTGCATAAATTACACAATGCTCAGATAACGCTACATTTTTGTAATCCTTATTTAAAAATATAGCATCTTTCAAACCAACCATATCCTTCATTACCGACCTTTTGCTTTCAGATGCGTAATTTCTCTTTCCTTCTTTGTCTTTTGCATAACCACCGAACCATTTTCCACCAAAACTGCAACCAAAACCAACAAACCCAGTAAGTACCTTATCTAAATCTTTATTTTTTTTAATATACATATATTGTTCTTTAGAAATTTCATCAGGAAGTTCATATCCATTCTGTAAACCTTTAAACATTTCTATAAGATATGTATGTTTATCATTACATATAATCTTATCAAAGTTATCGACCTTGCTTTCAATAGCACAACTTCCACAAAATAAACTAATAAAGTCCAACGATTTATTGTTATTATATTTTTCTTTTTCTCCTACTTTTGTAAGAATATCAGCTATTGATTTAGCAATTCTACTTTTACCACCTTGATAGTGCAACCTTCACCCTCCCATACTATTAAAAATCAGGTAAAACTTGAGTTATACCAATTTCATTAATAATGTTTCTTGATAAATCATGTTCCAAGACAATCTGATAAGTGTTCGCTGCACCCTCTCTATTCTTCACTAAAAACAATATTTGATAACGCTTATTCTTATCAAGTGTTACTTCTATTTTAGTTCGTTTATTTTTACCGTCTAAACGATATACTTTTAATTCTTTACTTTCGCCTGCATATTCATCATCGTACACATCTCGAATCATAATACAAGTAGAAACTGGGTCTACAATATTTTTCGCCATACCTATATTATCTTGTGTGTAATATCTTTGATGAACACTACCTTTATTAAGCTGAAATGTAATCAATATATGAACATTCAAACTTTCAGATTTAACTGTATCAAAAATATCTACCATAGATTGTTGCATTGCAAGCCAACTATTTTCATTTACTCTACCACTATCCATTTTAAAAGTATCAAGTAAAAAATATTTAACTCCCATATTTGCAAACTTTTTAATTACTTTAATAGCCTTTTGTGTTTGATAGCTATTAAAAGGAATAATTGTTACTGTATGATTTTTAGTATTTTCTTTTAACCATTCAGCAGATTTTAACAAAGCGTTTCTAACTTCTTCTGTATAATTACCATTACGAACTACATATTTCTGAATATCGAAACTAAAAATGTTATTACATATCCATACTAATAGTTCTCTTTGCCATTTTTCATAAGAATCTTCATTAACCATAATGACTATTTTTTCATTGTTTTTTATAATCTCTGGAATGGTAACTGTACGACAGAAAGTTGATTTACCTACATTTGAAAGTCCACCAACCAAAGTAATATTACCTAATACTTGTCCGCCTGTTTCTTGCGTTAGAGTGGGTATATTATAATAGGGCATACCTATGAACATACCTTTATCCATTTTTTCGATAAGTTCATCAATCTTATAACAAATGTCATAAGACTTAATCTCAGAATCTACATTAACAAATACATCATTAAGTAAAGCTTCAAATTCTGAGTATATTTCTTCTGCCGTACAATCTACATAATGACTAAGATTATCTTTAACAGGAAATCCTTTCTTACATAATTCAATTACCACATTCCATTTTCTTAATTCGTCAACATATCCATTAAAATTTGAGGTTTGAACATATCCACAAGCACTTTCTATCGTGCCATAACCGCCATATTCGTCAAATTTCTCTTTTAATTTATTATGTTTTTCAAGATATAATCCAACCGTTATATCGTCAAGAACATCTTTGAACTCTCGTACAACAATATCATATGCAATTTGATAATATACACGCCATATGTTATGTGAAAATTCATTTATTTTTAAATTTACATTATGTATTAGATTAGGATTCTTATAGATACAAGAAACTATATTAGCCTCACAGTTTACTTTATACTCCTTTACCTTGTTATAAGTTTCAATTTGTTCTTGTATAAATGGTGTTGTTTTACAATTTCCTGCAACCAATTAAACACCTCTTACCAAATATCATCAAAAATTTTATTATGATACTCCTTTGTCTTTTTTGTATATTGAGATTGAAATTTGTCTATATCCAAGCTCCTATATAATGCTTCATCTACAATTCTTTCTTTCTCTTTTAATTTTCTGTTATGATTTTTTATCTTTTTATCTATTTCGACAATACGAGGTTTGACAATTTTCACTATATAATTAAACTTGTGCATATCATCATTAAAAGTTTTACTACTTATGGAATACTTTATTGTACTTAAACAAGATTTAAATGCCATATAAATCACATTATACGAATAAATAATCTTGCTATTTGAATGATATATATATTCATTGGTAGATAGGCTTTTAAGTTTTAAAATTATATTAGAAGGTAATTCCTCGTTTTGATATGCAAAAATATCGGATTTTACAAAATTATAAAGTTTATTCCATTCTTGATTTTCCTTTTCTATAATTTATCACCCCTTACTTTGTCTGCAATACTAATCTAACTACTAATATTGCAGACAAGAGGACATTCAGTTTAATTATTGTTCAATCATTGCTGCAACAGCTTTCATAGCCTCCAAGTCCATAATTTGCATAGGATTCTTATAGCCATATTCTGCACACTTTTCAAGAATTGGTTTTACGACAGCCATATTGGTTTTATTCTCGGTAACATATTCAACAATCTTAGATTTAAGTCCTTCTATTTCCTTATTTTCTTTATTTATCTTTTCCTTTTCAGCTAATTTTAAAAGATTCTCAGCTTCCGCCGCTTCTTGTTCTTTTTTTATTTCATCAAAGGATTTATTTGTATTAGACTTATTCATTTCTGCTGTTATTGCATTGGTTATAGCATTTACAAGTGCATCGGCATTTAGTGGAATTTCTGGTACAATATCAGCGAAACGAGATTTACTATCTATAACATAATTATCATCTCTAAAAGTAATCTTCCTTGTCTGATTTGTTACAACACCCTTTTCAATATCCTTTTTAGTAACAAAATCTTTTTTACCTGTCTTTTCTTTTACGATTTCTCTATCTATACTTGCAACACCAAGAACATGAACCTTGGTTTTTATTCCGTTAAAATATTTCTGTGGAAGATTTGTTGTAAGCTGAAGATATTCTTGTCCTGTTACTGGGTCTGTCATATTTCGGGTTTTAGTATGTCCTATAAGTATAAAGCATATACCCATATGCTTTAGTTCCCATAACTTGTCCAAAACAATTTCTAATGTTTTACCTTCGCCTCCTTGAAATCCACCAAAGGCAGCTTTTATCGAATCTACTCGTTTATCAGGATTTTGCCTATTGTGCATACGAATAACTTCTGGTTCAGTAATAGCAAACAACTCGTCATATGTATCAACTACAACTACTTTCAAATCAGACCATTCAGTAGTTCTATTTTCTACAACATCATCTATAAATGTAGCAAATCCAACACTATTTGTATTTTTATCATAATCCATATCCCATTCAGGACAATTTATATAATTAATCCCATCAATAGCATCAGCGCCATCTTCTTTACCGCATTCCAAAAATATATATTTATCAGGTGCAAGCCTATCACAATATTCTTTGATTACAGTAGTTTTTCCTATGCCCGATTCTCCTATCAACATAAGATTATATGCAAGCGGATTTACCTTTAACTTATTTTTACAACCATATTTCATTTAATTACCTCTTTCTACTTTTACTTGTTATTTTATTTAAATTTGTATACTATATATAGTGTATTATTATAATTAAACACACTATATAT